GTTTGAAGTTTTGTAAACTATTTCAAATGAAAATATCAAATGAAAATACCAAAAGGTAAATGGAAAACGATTATCGAAAATTGTAATGAAAATGACTTATTATGCAAGTTGACTGTTTCCAAAACACCAACGCCAAATAAAGGGGATTTAGTAATTGAAGGCACGGCCAAATATGTAAATGGCATTTTTACTATGACAGAAACAAAAAGATACATATCAATATGAAAACAAAAGAAATACTTGCATTGGTACTATTGGTAATAATATTCCATTTGAGTTATTATTTTTTAGGCTTTAATGCTACTTTAATCAATATAGGTATCAGTTTAATTTGGCTTTTAATCAAAAAATGATAAATCAAACTCAAAACTATTAAGATGCAAAAAATAGAAGTATTTAAAAGTAGATTTGTATGTTCAACAGAATTTCTGCAAAGTATTGACCTTGCTCAACTTATTCAAATAGCATTGGATGACCCTATAACATTTAAAGACAAACGGCGAAAGCCTGTATTATATGAAATATTTGAAATGCGTTGCGCTGAAAGTGCTGAAGATTATTATAATGGCACAAAAAGTGTTATACTTTCATATAGAAAAAAACAATAAATGGAAGTTGAAATTGGCCAAGTTTGGGAGTGCAAAGGCGAAAGGTTTACTATTATTGATTTATTTGGGGAGGATTTTGGCGCATTTCAATGCTTGGTATTAGACGGTTTTGGTAATTATATCTTAATTAATATTTTAACTTAAAGTTTGGGCTAAACGTGCCAGAAAGACTAATAATTAAAATAATGCAATCAACATACGAATGACAAAAAATATAATATTATGAAATTAAATAAGAGGCAAAAAGACTACCTAGCAAGTCGAAGGAGGTTTAAAATGTCAATGAAAATATCTAGCGAAGTAGCTAATAACCCTGACCTTCTATTTCCTGTTATTAAAGATTTTTGGAATGGGCCTATAAAGCTATCAGATAAACGAAGGAACCCAAATTTGTATAAAAAAGAATGGCTCCAAATGGGTCAACTTAATGGCGATTTTGAGCATGATAGCTTTGCCCTTGTAATTCTAATAACTAAAAAACAAAATGACAAAAATAGAAATAGCTAAAAGCGATTATTTGAAACAAATAGCAAAGATGCCTATTCCTGTAAATAGAATTGCAAGTGATTTAGACTATTTTCAAAAATCAATAACACCAACACAAGACGAATTAATAAATGATTTTTATACTCAGTTTGGGAAATATACTAATACTGAAATTACTTTCGGGGATTATTTTTATACTGAAAATTCGGGGCTTCACTATATTGATAAACATGGATTCGGAATAAAAGCAATTATTTCTATTAAAGATTATGTTTTTATTGATTTGGATTCTAAACTAGCTTTGCAGTTTGCTGCTGAACGGATTTATAAATCTAAGTCTGTTGAAATAAGAGAAAATAGGTTTATGATTACTCAAATAGGTACTTTTCTTAGAATTAATCACTAAACACAATGAAATATAAAACTTATTGGGAGCTAGAGTCAGCTAATCAAACAACACTCCAAGAACCAGCCCTGCAATAAAGTTTCTGAATAAATTGGTATGGTTCGGCTTTGTCGCTCCTTCATAACCGTATAATATCGAACATCGACAATTACAATTATTGATTGCCCCACCGTTTGGATCGCCAGGGTATGACATTGGCAACCCGTTCAATGTCCACTTTTCGTTTATCCCTATTACCTTTTCACTTACTGCCAAATGTACCTCTCTATAATGCTTTGAACGGCCAATTGTATGTAACCAACTTTTTGAAGTTACACCCTCCTGAATTGCTGAAACATGGCTAACGTAATTCATTCCTGTAAGGCTTTCAGTTCGGGCTATTAGCATGGCTCTATTTTTGTTAATGCCTTTTATTTCCTTACGCATTTTGCTGGCAATATTGGCCGCCCCTGAAAACTCATATTTGTTTAGTACTTTTCTTACTTGCTCTTTGGTATTATCGTTTACATTTGTAATCCGTTCACCTGCTGTTTTATTCAAATATTGGCGTACCTTTTCTTTGAATATTGTAGAGCTAAAACCAATTGAAACAGGTGATTCACGTTTTAACCTTACCACCTTAACGGCCTTTTTGCCGTGCTTTCTGAATATTATTTCGTATGCTTCTAAGTATGCATCAAAAAGGCTGGATTCATTTATAAATTGTTCCGTTCCTCGTTCTAGGGCTGGAATTGTTACATCATTGAGCGATTTGTAAAACACCTTAAATAAAATACGCTCAAAAATACGCTTGTTTTTATCGAAGCGTTTGAAATGTTCTAACCGTATTTTATCATCAATTATTTTCACTTAAAGTTTTTTCTCGATTTTGTTTGTATCAATTCGAATACGATTGCGTTTTACTTCTTTATCGTACCAAATAAATGTAGCACAATTTGGCCTATATTTTTCACCGTTGTCTTTTTGTAAGTCCTTTATAATTGTTTCTAGTATGTTCATATTTCTATTTTTTCAAAGTGATTAAACTTATTCCAGCTTTCAGTAATCAAAAAATAATCGTTGCTTTTGTTTGTTTCCGAAAATATACACCTCATAAACAAATCTTTCTTTCGCTCGATTACCTCGTATATTTCACCAGTTAATTTATGCTTGTATTTTCCTGCCATTTTTAAACTGATTGTTCCACCATTGAGCAAATTCAATATCATTATACTTGTGCCTATTATGGTATTTTAATAGTTCGTAAAAACCAACTTTTTGCTCAATATATTCCTGTACATCATCAATATATTTGCAAATATAATCCATTTGCAATTTGGTGGGGTGCAATTTATCTATTTTTCGATATATTTCCTTATGTACAAACAGTAAAACAACCACCATTGCAGATTTATCTCCCGCCTCAATTTAACATGCCACGGGTCGGACTTCATTTCATCTATTCTTTCCTGTAAAAAATTTGATTTCATTGATATTTTAATTAAAATCGCCATCATTTGGTAACTCATCTTCTACGCTCGTGCCACCTGCTAAAACTTCATCTAAGGTAGTGATATTATTTGGCATAAAATACACCCCCTCAAATTGTGGGTCTGGTTCGTAGCCTAAAACCTTGCGCTTTTCGTTGGGTTGCAAATACCACATGCGATCTAAAGCCTGAGACGTTGTAACCCAATCCATTTGTAACTCTGGGAAGGCATCCCTGTCCCACGTTATATTTTGGTCTTGTAACTCGAATAACCGTGTTAATGATTGCACAATTATCGACAAAACAGGAAATACAGCATCCAAAATAAACTCCTTTTTAGCTTCCGTTCTTATGTTACCTCCCAAAGTGCCACCCTTATCCCCTAGCAAGATTCTAGGATAATTAAAAATATCGCAAATACGCTCTTCATTGAATAGTATATTTTCTAAAATCATTAGTTCAGATGGCTTTAATCCAAATGCTGTATAACCTATTTCTTTTGAAATAATCGTTACTTCACCATGTGATTCAGGTGTGTTGTACCTGCTTACTAATAAATCTCTTAATTCTTTTAATTGGGTCGGGTCTGTTTCCCTGTCGCCCAATAATGGCTTTTCATAAGCCACGCCCTGAACCGCCCCACCTTTCAATGTTTTATAATTGGCTGCAGAAGCATAATCAATAACCCGTAAATTTATTCCAGCCACTTCTATTGGGCTTAAACAAACAGTATTGTCATAAACCATGTAATTAGGTACAAAATCACGGTAATGTAGAATGTCTTCTTTTGGGATAACAAACCGCCCAAATAATGCATAAAATTCACCTCGCTTGGTAACTTGGCTTGGTGGCACAACCCAATAGAAATACCTGCCAATTACCTTTTCTTTCCAAATGTAATATTGACCATCCAACAGCTTGTAACTTGCAATTTCTGCTAAAAATTCGGATAATGTTTGGTAAGGATTTGGGCTTTTTAATAGCTTTAAAATAGGGCTGTTTTTTATAATTGTCTTTTCGTCATCATCTTGCTTGTGTTCAATTACGGCCTCCCCTACCCGCCTCGCTATCTTTGAAACAACCATATAAACAATACCAACTTTATTGTAGGCATGGTTATTTTTTAAAACGGTGTAATTGCCTGCACTATCGACTGGAACGAAGTTCATTCCATTGAACCCATATTCTGAATTTAGCCCTTTTATTTGAGGTGCTGTTATGCCCATAAAGGCCTGTATTTTGCTTATTATTCCCATCTTTTTGTTATGCAAAAACTAATTTTCTTTGTGGCATTGACAACTCGCAAACGGCATATCTAACCGAATCAATAGCATGGTTAAACGCATCAATTGGCTTGTTTAATGTTTTGCCGTCTTTGTCCTTGTCCCACTGATAATTCCTTAATTCCTTTATTAAATTGGTGCTACTGGCTGTAACTAATAATTCAAACTGTTGTAAGTAATCAATTCCAAATTTAATTGAGTCCGTTCCTTTTATCGCTGGCTTGGTGTATATTCCTGACATTGTTAACTCTGCAATACTTTTCGGCTCTGCTGAATCGGCATAAATTGGCTTGCTCTTTGAAATGCTATTGCTGTTTATCAAGTCTTTAATGTCTGAATTTAATAACCCTTTTTGGTAAAAATTCTCATGTAATATAAGTTTTCCGTTATACATATAAACGGAGGTGCAAGCTGTTGGGTCGTTGGTATATCCAAAATCCAACCCATGTGATATTAACTTTGCATCGTCTGGTACTGAATCTATTTGCTTCCAGTTGCTAAATATTACGCCTTCTAAAGAGCCAATAAGGCCAAGTCCGTAAACGTTCCACCAATTCGCCCAGTATGCACTTTTTATATTACTATTTGCAGTTAATTCTTCTGTTTTTGTTAACTTGGTATTATAAAACGCCTTGCCCTTTTTAATCATTAAGTCTTCTAATGTTTCGGCTGGCAATCCCTCGTTTTGCTCAAATGTTAATAATAAAAATTCAGCATTTGATTCTGTTAATACTTCATCATGCACCCAAAATCTGTCATTTGGATTATAGTCAATATAGGTCTCTTTTGACCTAATCATTAAAGCGTCTGCAATTATAAACGGAACGTGATTGGCTTCATTTATAAATAATATATCCCTTTTACCCGCTGCTTTTGCTTTACCCTCTGTATCGAATGCTTTAAACTGTATTCTACTTCCATTTTTAAAAGTATATTCCAAAGGGTTTCCTATCCAGCAACTTTGATCCCAACGGTTCAATTCTTGCATTATATTTTTAAAAATATCAACCGCCCCATCTTTTACCGCTGGTATTGTTTCAGCTACAATTGTTATTTTTAGGTTTGGCGTTTTTATCGCCTTGCTTATTAGTATCGGTATTATGCAATATGTTTTTCCTGCACTTGTGCCTCCCTGAATGACCTTTATTCTTTTGGTCATTTTTATAATTAGGTTGGCCGCTGTCGTTCTTAAAAATGCCATATATTATGCATCTGGAAATATTGGCTGTATGTTAATTTCTCCTGAATGCTCATTTTGTATTTTATCCCCGTACTTTTTAGGATTCATTTTACCAAGCATCCATTTTCTTGCATCAACCCGAAGCCTAGAACGCTGTATATTTTCTTGGTTTGTTTTCTCTATCTCAAAATCGCCATTATCAATAAATTGAATATCATTTGATGAATCATCCGCAATGTCTAAAATGTCCTCAAAGATAGAATCTGCCCTAGCCTCGCACGCACGCACGTATTGTTTTGATTTTTCTACGTCTGAATCTATCCAATCATAAAACGCTTGTGTATTTGGCATTCCTTCATTTTTCAAGACACTTCTTAATGATTTTCCTGATTCAATTTCAATACATATTTGATTTATTATTTCATCTTTTTGTTGTTGAGAGTACATAATTTCAAAAATTTTAACCCTAAAAAAGCAATTTTAGGTTTTTGTATTTATATTTACTCGATTTTTACGAATTTATACGAAATAATTAATACTATACTACTATGGACATTATCATTCCTATATTTGTGCAGGCTAAAGATTTACTCAAAATTGGTTTTACAAAAAGTATTCATACTTGTAGAGAAACGGCTACGGCTATCCGTAAAAAAGAGGGTAAAAAAAGAATAACTTCTATTGACGTTGCCAATCATTTATATTTGGATCAAGCGGTTGTGTTACGGATGCTGAATAAATAAAATAAAACCTACCTCCAAAGGAAATAGGCTTTGTGCACTCCGTTTATGTCATTGGGTTATTTTGTAACATTTAATAACTTCGATATGATCATCTGGCTGCATGTTGTTGGCCGTTCCAAACTCAATCATTTCACTATCTGTTGGAAATTCATCTGACATTTTGGCCCCGATTGTATAATCCCCCTTATTTATTTGCATTTTGTACGCTGTTTTGATTTGGTTTTTTGGTGCCATAACCAGGGGCTTGCTACAAATATCTAACAATTCTTTTAATGCATTATCAATTTGTTTGAATTTATCATAAATATCGCAATCCTTAATAGTTGGATGTCCTTTTGCTCCCTCCTTTTCATTAAAAAGTTTGTAATATTTTTTACTGTCAATATCGTAATAATGATATACAGTTTGGGGCTCGGATATAACTGAATTTGTTTTCTCATTCCCTCCCTGCTCTTGGCTTTTTATGTGGTTCTTGCTTAATATTTTATTTATTTTTTGTAATTCTGAATCTGGCAATCTTCTTGTCATTTTTTCGAAATCCCCTGGCTCTGGTATAACACACTTGCAATATACAGGCTCGAGCTCGTCATGTTCTTTAATTCGTAAATCATTAGTAACCGTTTTTGGCTCTATTAATTTCTGTTTAATTTCTTGTACTTCCTTTAAATATTGCCCGCTTCCTAAGTTATGAATACCTGAAACCGCCCTTTTCTCAATCGGTGGTATAATGTTAGGGTAAACGTATTTCCTGAACTGTGTAAATGTAATTACGGGAACTGGATCCCAATCCAGTAAATAACTCCAATGGTTTAAAAATTTCCCTGATACTATTTCAATTGGTAGTTTTGGCATTCCTTTTGAACGTCTCCAATTATTCAAAACCTTATAATTATTCGGCTGTATTTTAATACACCATGTTTCAGGCATTTTAAAGTCTTTTAGCTTTGTTCTCATTTTGTTTATTTTATAAAGTATCAATATCAATTTCATTCCACGTTTTGCCATCTGTGGTAAAAACATCCTCCCACATGTTAAACACAGTCATACCAACTTGATATTTATCTTTATCAAAATAGTTGGTGTAAAAAGCTTTGTTTTCAAATATTACTAAATATTCCATATCAATCTTTTTTTGTTTTTGTTATATTTCTTTTAATTACTATACAAAATTCGGCCCCATCAATCTTTTGCGGGTTGGCAAACTGCAATAGTGAATCAACCTTTTCTAGATTGCACTCTAAATAAACGGTTCTTTCGGTGTCAGTGTTGTCTTTGCCATAACGGTAGAAGTTAGGGCTATTTTCGTGATATACAGTGTATTTTTCAACCTGTATATTGTAGCAGGTAATTGATTCCTTTTTGCAGGAAAATAGTAATGCGCTTGCGAATAAAAATAATATTTTTTTCATTTTTGTTTTTGTTTAAGTTGTGTATGGCCATAATTCAAATAAGTGATATACTAGTGAACCGCACTTAAATGAGTTCTTTGAATTTTCATCTACTTTGGCCCAAATACAAGGTTTTTCATTTTGTGTTTGAATACAAAGTATTTCAGCACCTATTGGCATTTCTATTTCTTGTACCCTTAATAAGGGATTTATTTCATATTTGAATATTTTCATTTGTTTGCTGTTTTACTTTCTGATACTTTTCCATTAACAACTTTAAACGATGAAACGCTTAACCATTAGTTTATTTATTTCAAAATTGTTTTTTTCGCTTATTTTACCTCCCAACCCAAGTTGTTTTTCGTCAAACGATACACTTAACTCCTCATTCATTCTACCCCTATTCATTATTGTATGATCTGAAACTCTGCACTTTAACCCTGTTTTTGTTTTGTAATATACAGAAACTCCATTTGTGTCAGAATATCCAGAATATGTAACATCTATTATTCCTAAGTCAAAAAGAATGCGTTTTGCAGTTTCAATGTTTTCTGTTTGATTGTCTGTTTTAAAATTCATTTCATTAAATATTTCAAATCCTATACAAATATACAACATTATTTTGATTTTGCAAACTATTTCTTGTATTTATTTTTATTCGTTGTCAATCACAAACCTTGCGCCAAACAATTTGACTTTTCTTAGTGCCGAACATTTCACATTATTATAGTCTGTTTTGCGCTCTTTTGCCTTGTTGGCTATTGTTGAAAGTCCTAAATATGCCCCAAGCTGTTCAATATATTGAAGTATCTCATCATCTGAAATATTTCCATTCTCAATATTTTTACATATTTCGTTCATAACTCTTTGATTTTCATCGTTCATTTTATTGAAGTGTGTAAATACGCTCGTTACCAGCAATGCTACTTGACTGCATACAAATCGAATGACGATAAAGCCCTACCTGCTTTTAGTTTGCCATCCGAAAATAGCCGTAAAAGTTTTGACTTCTTTAAGCAATCAATACTCCATCCTTTAGGTGGCACTACGGTAGGTACATTTTGATTCCATTCACCATATCCGCCAATTCCGTCAATATGTATTACATCACTACATCCGCTTAATAAGCAAAATGGTTCTCTACCTTTTACGGCTACAAAGTCCATACACCAAAATCCGCTATCGTGTAGATGCTTTGTAGGTATAATTATTAGACTATCGAACTCTCCAATATCTTCACTCCATTCTCTTGAAGGTAAGGCTTCGAGTTCCTTTTTAGTCCAGTACTCAAATGACCGCACTGCTGGTAACACGGGTTTTGCGTCAGCAGGGTTTTCGGTTGTTAATTCAGCTTTTTTCATTCTATTAAAATTTAGTTGTTAATTAATCTTTTGTGCTTCTAAGCCCTGCCGAACGCAAAGCCCGAAAACGTTATATGCCATTGTTAGCAACCTGCTTGACATCGACATTTTTAAATTCGTGAAAGAACTTTTGTGCAACCCAAACCATAGAACAAATGGTTGCCATTTCGTCTTTATCGCTAATAGTATGAAATCGTAATTGCATACCTAATTTATTAAACAAAGGCATTAAATTATCGGGTACATCTATTGAGCCTTCATCTTCTTTGCACCAGTCCTCAATTGGGGTATCTAAATATTTAATAATTGGCAAAACAGCTTTTAACTCTTTTAAATATTCAGGGTTACTTTGTGTAAGTGGTTTGTCGAAAAGAACATCACTTTGGTTAGCAGTCATCATATCTCTTGACATTTGCTTTCCTTCTTCTAATTTAATTTGTCTTTCTATGGCTGAAATAACTTGCTTCATTTTTATTTTATGTTTTTAAAATTTGACTTAATAACCCACAACGGCATATAACAGGTGTTTGCCAAAATGGGGGCTGAATTACTACTATGATACATTTGTGCTGTAACAAGCATTTGTGCTACTATTGGGCTTTGGTACTATAATTTCCCCCACTTCGGCAAGCACTAATCCGTTGTACGCAACCTACCACAATTCGGGGCTGCCTACTTTATTCGTAAGTCGTTGGGTGGACAATTCAAAATATGACTTGTTTATTTCACTTCCTACAAACTTTCTTTTTAACTCAATACAAACTAATCCCGTTGTTCCTGTACCCATAAAGGGGTCATAAATCGTTTCACCTTCGTTTGTGAAATACTTTATCAGTTTGTATGGCAAAGGGCGTGGAAAGGCTGCATTGTGTATCTCTGCTGCATCATTTCCACTATTCTTTTTAATTCTTAAAATATTTGCTAAAGTTCCCCTTCCAAAGTTTGCAATATCAAACTGCCTACTTATTGGGTTACTCTTTTCAAATACTATAATAAATTCAAATTCGCTGTTTAGAACCCTTTCACTCATTGCAGGTTCACTATGTACTTTATCCCAAATTAATATTTCTTTTACCTGCTCTGCAAAGTGTCCTAATAGTTTCATCAATGCTACTTTATTGCCAGTAATCATTTGAATATTGTAAAACACAAGCCCACTACTTATTCTTATCATTTCTGTAATTACATCTTTCTGCCATTCAAAATATTCATCCATAGTTAAGGCATCTTTAAAGCTACCATCATACTTTGTTTTTTCATTTACACTTCTCTTTGTGTATTTGCCTGTATGTATTCTAAGGTTGTAATTATATGGTGGTGAAGTAAGACAATGGCTTACTGCATTGTCGGGCATCCTACTCATTGTAATTAAACTATCCTCATTCCATAGCGAGAAAGGCTGCGTACAACAGTGGGTTTTGTGCAAGTTGGGCTTGACGCTGTTAGCCTCATCTTCGGTAATTCTATTTTGCTTTTGCTCCAGCATTTGTAATCCTATTTTACTTTTTGTTGTTACTTGTACATTCGTTTTTCAATCAGCTTTGGTTCGTGCAGTTGATCCTTGAAGCCCAACCTGCACAAAGCCCTGCCCGTTAAATGCCATTTTAAAAAAAGCTTGGTTGGAACTCTAATTCTTCACCAGTAAGGGCGAAATATAGGTTTTGAAGCTGGTGAACGTATAGAATACCAGGAAAATCGCCATTAATAAGTCCTTCTGTTATAACTAATAATTTTTTACCATCAAAAAAGAAATCCCCACTAAGCCATTTTTTATCATAATAGCCTTCATGTAATGATTTTATAAACCCAAACTTCAAAAGCCATTCTTCAGTTAGTGGGATTGACTTTAATTCTGTTATTGAGTGGCTATATTCATCATTCATATCATTATTGCCAAGCCATATTGATGTTATAAAACCTAAATCACTTATGGATGTAATTTTATGATTAGTTTGCTCGTAATTAACCAAATTTCCAATTCTTAATTCATTTACTTTCATAATTTTATAACTTGTTTACAATTTGAACACCACAGCGAATTTTTTACTCTTTCGAGATAATTATCACATTTTGGACATTTTGAATATATTTTTCTAAAAAACTTCATATTTGGTTGAAAATAAAAACGGCATTTAACATTATGTTTACGCAAGCTAGGCAGATGGAAGTGCCTGAGCTTAAAGAATACTATTTAACTTTTGTGCTTATGCTGTGCTGACGTTTTTCAATTTCCTAGCCTGACGTAAACACATCACGTTATGCGATACCTTTCCCGACATCGCTAACAGACTTGGAAAAACCTAAACGAATTATACAAATAAGGTTTTCATATTCCAAGTTGAGCAAATCCCAATCGTATCTATCCAACGTAAATTTTGAAACGCCTAAATCTGTATTATCTTTACATAAGGCAGTCAAACTATTATAGTATGAGTGCTTATCTGTTTTTTTATCGTAAAGGTGGTAAACTTTTCTTTTCATTATTAATCGGTTAAATCTTTATAAATTCGTTCTGCATACTCAATAAAATTTGAGTTATTATAAATGTTACAAATAGAACTCATAAACTCTAATTCGTCATTTTTATTCTCAATCCAATTTTTAAAATCTTCTTTATTCTCGTGTTCAAATATTTCTTGAACTTGATATTTAACACCCATTCTTAAAAAATCACGTAGTGTTTTTAATTCAAATTCTGTTATTTGTATTGTAACATTTTCTACCTGCATAAATTATCAATTATATTTTCTATTTCAGTTAAATTTATTTCATTAGCTTTTTGTTTCCAAAATTCAGTTTCTTTTGCACTTGTTGTAATCAATTTATTTACAAAGTCAATTCTATAACTTTCGCCATTTACTTCACAAATGTTTGCAAAGTCATTTTTAAAATAGGACTGCACAATAAATGCAGTCCCTATGTATTCAAATTTATTTAACAACATAATATCTTTCTTTTGTAGATACGATTTGCTGAATTTTAGCACCTAATTTAATAGCTACTTCATTTGCTTTTTTTGCACCTGAATAAACTTTTGGAAAATTATCATTGTCGCATAATACAATACCTTGATAATTTACTAATTCTTTTTGTTGAAAATTTACTGTTGTCATTTTGTTTGCTTTTAATTATGATACAAATATACAGCACTATTTTGTAATTACCAAATATTTTTACAATTTTATTTAACTATTTTGTAAATTTAACATTTAGACAAATAAGGCATCGCATAACACGGGTTTGCCAAAATGGGGGCAGAAGTGCTAAATTGAACATTTGGAATTCTATTGAACTTTTGTACAAAATTTGAACATTCGTATTTCAAAATCCCCCACTTCGGCAAGCCCCAAACCGTTATAGGGCATTTAAAAAAGCCGACATCCGTTTAGCAAAGGCAATTTCAAAATCATCTATTTCTGCATCGTGGTATTCTTTAAAATTTCCAACTGCTTTTTGCAATAGTTTAGCGTAGCATTCTGGACTACATGCCGTATAGTATTCATAACTTTCGCAACTATCATTTCCCCAAGAATTATGGTGTCCGCTAAACTCATGCCAGTCGTTAGGTATTGAATTTCCGTTGTGTATTTTACCACAATTATCACATTTGTAGCCAATTGTTACCTTTTCTCTTTTTGTTACTTCTTTGTATTCAGCAAGTTCCATTTTAATTAGAATAAACGCCCTATAACAATGTATATAGCAAATTGGGGGTGTCGTTCCAACTTGTATATTGTGCTGTTAATTTACTTTCGTGTGGCTCGATAGGGTAGCACATTTTAATCCCCAACTTGCCATATACTTAACGTTGTAAGAAAGCCTAAAAACTGGCTCTTTCATTGTTTTTGGGGGCTTACCATTTTTAATATTTTTTTGCCAACGCTCTAATAAAATGGTTCTTTAGGCTCAATAATTTCTTGAAAGTGAGTTACAGGCAAAGACTCATTAATGGCCCCTATTCGATAAAATAAATTATTGTTCATATTAAAATATGCAAGCATAGGTACTAGATTGTTGCATAATACCCAACAATTTATAAAGCTAGTAGGAAACCGAGTTTCACCATCAATTTTTATCCAACCGTTATTATTATCAATACCATTTAATCTTTTTGGTCTCGCTGCTCTTAGTCCTATTATATTTAGACTTTCAGGATTATATCCATCAATTTTTTTTACTTCTGGCGAAAAATCTATCCATCCATTTTCTTTAAAGTCATAAACTAAGTCTTCATTAACTTTAAGCATCGGTTTTATTTTTTCAAAATCAATACCCGTTTCAATCCATGCTTTTTCAATCGCTTCTTGTTTTGTCATATTTCCTTTGGGCTACCGCCCGTTTGCTATTCTAAAAAATATTAAAAATTAAATCACTGATATTTACTAAGTTGTAAGGCAAAAAAGGCCTTCTTACAACATGGGCTTTGTTTTGTTTGTGAGAACCCGAAACTCATTTATTACTGACAAATTCAAACTACTTGGAGCTAGCCCACAAACAAAACAAAGCCCTGTTCGTTGGTGGCAAGCTCAAGAAGCCTCGCCACTCAAAAGTTCAGGACTTTGATAAATATTACCTATAACTTCAAAGGAATAACCACCCTTGAAAATTCCATAAAATTTATTTTCAAAATCCATCCATTTCACAATGAATTTCTGTTTTGACTTTTCGCCATTTTCAAAAAAGTATTGCAAAATATCACCTTCATAAATTTCATTTTCATTTTTATCTTTCGACCCAATAAACTGCATTAATTCAAATTCCTTATTTGAGTTATCTAAATAATTAATGCCTAATGTATCTCCTGTGCTATTATTT